TAACCCTCCGTAAAGGACCTGTAGCAAGCACCTCAGGTAGTTTTGGTAATCAGTCCTTTGTGTTCTGTATTTTAGAAGATATTACAGTTCCAGTCTTTAATGGTATAGCAACATTTGAAGATCTTGAAGTTTACCAGGGAACTCGTCTAACAAGTAATTTCACTTTTAGTTCTAACAATCCAAATCAAAGATTTATTTTACCGAATAGTGGTATTGATACTGATTTGATTTCGGTAATTGTAAAAAGTAATGATCAGACTACACGCTCAGTAAAATATAGTCTTCAAGATAGTCTTTTTGATATTAATAAGGAATCTAAAATTTTCTTCTTGCAGGAGATTGAAGATGAAAGATATGAACTTATTTTTGGTGATGGAATTTTTGGGAAGAAACTTGAGGAAGGAAACTTTATAGAAGTTGGATATATTACTTCAAATGGTGATAGTGCAAATGGTGTAAGTCAGTTTACATTTGCTGGTAGAATTACATATAATAGAAACTCTATCGAATATCCAGTTACTTCCGGGATTTCATTACTTACAACGGGATTAATTGCATCAGGTGGAGAAAACATTGAATCTGTAGAATCAATTAAAAAATATGCACCAAGAATCTATGCATCACAAAATAGAGCTCTTACTGCAAATGATTACGAAACTTTAATTCCCGCAAAAATTTATCCAGAAACCGAATCTATTACAGTATTTGGTGGAGAAGAATTAATTCCCCCACAATATGGAAAGGTTTTTATAAGCATAAAACCAAGATCAGGAGACTTTTTACCAAATTTAATTAAAGAAAATATTAAACTTAAATTAAAAAAATATGCGGTTGCTGGAATTGTTCCAGAAATTTTAGATTTAAAATATCTTTATGTTGAAATAAACTCAAAAGTTTATTATAATACAAATCTTGCACCAAGTCCAAATTTTGTATCAAGTATTATACAAAATAATACTACAAAATATGCAGAATCAACAGAACTGAATAAGTATGGTGCAAGATTTAAATATAGTAAATTTTTAAAAGTTATTGATGATAGTCATGAGTCGGTTACATCTAATATAACAACTATTCAGATGAGAAGGGATTTGAGAGTTGTGTTAAATACTTTTGCAGAGTATCAGATTGGATTTGGAAATGAGTTTCATATTAAAAGTATGAATGGGTTTAATATTAAAACCACACCTTTTAGAGTTTCTGATATACAACAGGAAGTATACTTATCAGATATTCCAAATACGGACAGAGAAACTGGATCTTTATTTTTATTTGTTGTTCCTGCAATAAATTCTTTAACACCAACAATTGTTAAAAGAAATGTTGGAAATATTAGATACAAAACTGGAATTATTACATTAAATCCAATCAATATATTTTCTACTGGAAAAATAAAAGATGGACAATCAATTATTCAAATTTCAGTTATTCCAAAATCCAATGATGTTATTGGATTACAAGATTTATATTTACAACTAGATATTAGTAATAGTTTATTTGAAATGGTGACGGATGAAATATCTTCCGGTCTAGATCCTTCAGCATCAAACTATATTGTAACTTCAAGCTACGCAAATGGGAACTTAGTAAGATCATAAAAACAATGTTAGAGAAAAGAATTCAGTTTAGCAACATCGTTAACAATCAACTCCCATCTTATGTAAGGGAGGAGTTTCCGTTAGTATCAGAATTTTTATCCCAATACTATCGTTCTCAAGAATTTCAAGGAGCTCCTATTGATTTAATTCAAAATATTGATAGATATATCAAAGTTGATGAAATAACCAGTCAAGCAGAGTCTGCTATTTTAATTGGCGATATTTCGTCATTTGATAGTAATATCTTTGTAGATGGAACAAATGGGTTTCCTGAAAAATATGGATTGCTAAAAATTAATGACGAAGTAATTACTTATACTGGAAAAACTTTTAATTCTTTTACTGGATGTATAAGAGGATTTAGTGGGATAAGTTCTTATAAGTCCCAAAATCAACCAGACCAATTAGTATTTTCTAAATCAGAATCTGCAGATCATTCTGCTGGATCTACTATTACTAATTTGAGTTCTTTATTCCTAAAAGAATTTTTACTCAAAATTAAGTACCAATTAACTCCTGGATTTGAAAATAGAACTTTAACTAAGGATTTAAATAATTCTTTATTCATTAAGCAGTCAAAGGATTTCTATAGAAGTAAGGGTACTGATGAATCGTTTGAAATTTTATTTAAAGTTCTTTATGGTGAAGATGTAAGCATTATTAGACCTAAAGAATATCTCTTTAGACCTTCAGACGCACAATTCCAAGTTACATCTGATTTGGTTGTAGAAAGTATTGAGGGAAATCCAGAAAATTTAATAAATTCTACTTTAATTCAAGAAGAATATCTAAATTTTTCAAAAGCATATGTCCAAATTACAAAAGTAGAAAAAATAATTTCTAAAGATGCAAAAGAATATTATAGACTTAGTTTTGATTCTGGATATGATAAAGATATTACATTTGATGGTGCATTGTATGGAGGATTTAAAGTTCATCCACAAACTAAAGTAATTGGTCAATATACATTAAACTCTTTTATAGTAACAGTAACATCAAATCCAGGAACACCACCACCAAATAATGTTTATGTAATTAATGGAGCAATTCAGCAACAATTGACTTTAGTAAAAGGAAATACGTACAGATTTAATATATCAGATTCTTCCAATGATGGGCATCCTTTTATATTTCAAACATTATCTGGAGGTGTTCTTTCTTCAATCCACTATTTCATAACATCAAATGGATTTTCTGGGCAAGTAGGGTCTTTTGTTGATTTAACTATCAGATCAACTGCTCCAAACGAAATAATAAAATATAATTGTTCAAATCATGATGGAATGGGTGCAAATATAAATGTGAGTGATGATTCTACTGACAGTATTACTCTTGATGTTGATTCAACTGTAGGATTTCCAAATAGTGGTGAACTGTACGTTACATATAATGATACAACGAGAGGTATTATAAAATATGAGTCAAAAAATATAAATCAATTCTTTGGATGTTCAAATATCACAGGAATTATTGAAGATTCTACAAATATTGGTATTAGTACTTATGCACAAAATTTTGATAATACCGTTAAAGTAAGAATTACTTCAGTTATAAAAGATTTTAATTTAATCGATGATACATACTATCTTAAAAAGGGTTATACCTCACAGATTAAAACTTTAGGAATTAATTCAGAAGATGTAGTTTCTAATAATTGGTTTTTTAATATTTCAACTTCATATGATGTTGAATCAATTTCTTTGATTGATAGTACCGACTATACTTATAGGGTCAATACAAAGTTAAATCACATTTTTAGAATAGATGACAGTTTAAAAATAATTGATAGTAGTGGAATAGAAAAAAACTCTACCGTAATTGATGTTGTTTCAGAAAAATCATTTAACATAAGGGGTCAGGGTGAATTATTAATTACCAATTTATATACAGTAAAAAGAAATATTTTAAAACCAAACTCTTCAACGTTTCCAAAAATTTCTGTTAATAATGCAAACGTTCAAAATATTTACAAAGATAAAGATAAAACTATAGTTGCGTCAACATCTCTTCCCTACTATAATAATATATCATTAAATACACCTTCAAGAGAAATAATTTTTTCTGGAACATTTGATTCTGACATTTTTAAAATTACTTCAACTACAGATCATGGATTTTATACTGGAGATTTAGTTTACTATACTCCAGAAAAAATAGTATCAGAATCATTTGATGAAAATGATAATATTATTGAAACTGCACAAATTCTGAGTAAGTTGTTTGATGAGGGTACATATTTTATTAAAAGAATAGATTCAAGTAATATTAAACTTGCTAAGAGTAAATCAGATATTTACTATTCAAAATTTGTTTCTGTTGATAGTCCAGTAACAATAAATTCAAATAAACTTGAATATTATAAGTTTAAATCAAAAACACTACAATCACAAAATCTTTTTAGGGAAATTTCTTCTCCTGTTAATGATGGAGCAGAATATCCAACAGAACCTGGATTTACTGGAATATTAATTAATGGTGTTGAGGTATTAAATTACAAATCAAGAGATGTTGTATATTATGGATCATTAAATGAAATAGAAGTTACCGCTCCTGGAATTGATTATGATATAATTAATCCTCCTATTTTATCAATTAGCGACCCCGTAGGTTCTGGCGCCTCGGCATATTGTGCAGTAAGAGGTTCTCTTAGTCAAATAAGAATAGTTGATTCTGGATTTGATTATGCAGAAATACCATCAATTAGAATAACTGGTGGAAATGGTATAGGTGCTAAAGCTTATGCTGGTATGAAATTAGTTGATCACCTATCAACTTTTAACTCTGAGATTAATTCTGAACAAGTATCTTTAATAAGTGATACTGTTGGATTTAACACTTATCATAAATTCAGAAATACAGAAAGAATAATTTATAATACTAATGGACAGAAAGGAGTTGGTGGATTATCTACAGATTCCTCATATTTTGTTTCTGTACAATCATCAACTACAGTTAAGTTGCACAATACTTTAGGTGATGCAATATCTGGAATTAATACGGTCAACTTAACCTCACATGGAATTGGAGATCATGAGTTTAGATCTTTTAATAAAAAATCCATTTTAGGGTCAGTTAATATAGAAAATTCCGGTTCTGGATATCAAAATAAGAAAAAAACAGTTTTAAGTTCAGTAGCGGGTATTA